ATGACGACCAGCGTTGTTGCAGCTCAGAGCGAGGTTCCTCGTTCTCATGTCCTTACCGGGGGTCGGGTCGAGGGTCCTCGCCCGACCGCCGGTTTGCGCGGTGGAAGGTACGCACGCAAGAGCGCGTACCGCGGTAAGAGCGCACGCCGGGGTTACTCGGTGCGCGAGCAGCTCCACGCCTCGCAAGGTGACGCCGACCGCCTCGGCGTGAACATCGTCGAGGACTTCGTCGACGATGACCGTTCGGCTTCTCGCTACCGCGACCGCGAGCGCGAGGAGTTCGAGCGAATGATTGAGTGGATCGAGACCGGCAAACTCGACATCGTCCTCGCGTGGGGTTCGTCCCGGCTGCAACGCGACTTGGACGTATACACCCGACTGCGCAACACCTGCGCGAAGTACGGCGTTCTGTGGTGCTACGGCGGCAAGGTCTACGACCTGTCGAACAAGGACGACCGTTTCCGCACGGGCCTCGACGCCCTGCTCGGCGAGCGCGAGGTCGACGAGCTACGCGACAACGTCAAGCGCACGTTGCGTGCGAATGCGGCTATCGGTCGGCCGCATGGGATTTCGGCGTACGGATATCGGCGGGTGTACGACCCGCGAACCGGTGCTTTCGTGCGGGAGGAAGAGGACACCGTGCAGGGGCCGGTCGTTCTTGAAATCTGCAAGCGCGTCGCGAACGCCGAGCCGTACAAGGCCATTGCCCGGAGCTTGCAGGCTCGGGAGATTACGCCGCCGGCGTTGCGTTGGACGAAGGGGATGGTTACTCGGCTGTCTCGTGAGAAGCCTTCGAATCCGGCGCACGAGGCACTGTGGCACGAGGCGGTCGAGCGTTTGGGGCAGGGTGATGAACCGCTGACGATCGCTCGTGACTTCAACGAGCGCGACGAGCCGTTGATCGCTGCTGTCTGGCACGGGGCCACGGTCAAGGACATCGCGATGGACGTGCGCTATACGGGTGCGCGTACGCATCATGGCGAGGTCACCAACGAGGCCGCGTGGCCGCAGATTGTGCCGCCGCACATCCATGCGAAGTGCGTAGCGCTCGACAAGGCGAAGAAGGGGAAGCCGAGCAACTCGCGCCCGGGGGTGGCGAAGTACCTGTTGTCGTCGATCATGTGCTGCTCGGAGTGCAGGTATCCGGTGGTTTCCGATCCGACCGATTACGGGTTGAACTACCAGTGCAAGACGCCCGGCAAAGACGGGGCCACGGGGTACCACGTGAGCGGCAAGCAGGCGCCGATCGACGCGTACGTGCTCGGGGAGTTGTTCAACTGGCTCGCCTCGCCGGCGTTCGTGGAGGCGTACACCAAGGGCGACAGGGAGTTGCAGGACCAGATCGCGGACGCTCAGGCCGAGGCCGAGCTGCTGTCGTCGCGGTTGGAGGGGTTTCGCGACAAGGCTGCCGAGGGTGATCTGTCGGCGGACAGTCTGGCGGCGATGGAGGCCCGGCTACTGCCGAAGATCAGGAAGGCGGAGGAGGCGGCAAGGTCGCTGCGGGCGCCGGAGGTTGTTGCTGATCTTGCGGGTGCGTCACGCGAGGAGATCGAGAAGGCGTGGACTCGGCTTCAGGTCGCGCAGCGACGTGTGATCGTCGAATCGCTGCTTGAGGTCACGCTGCATCCTGTTGGCAAGGGTCGGCATAGCCGTGCCGGGGTGCCGATCTCGTCGTATGTCACGGTGGTCCGTAAGTCGTTGCGGCCGACCGTGTCTAAGCAGAGCGAGCTCGCGAAGGCGGCGTGAAGTCACGACACCGAAGGGGCCGCACAGCACTCGTGTGCTGTGCGGCCCTCATCGTGTCTTACGATCTGCCCCCGCCGGTGTCCGACTGGTGCGCTGAGGTGCTGGGGCTTTCGGAGGTGTGGGAGCCGAGGCCGTTCAGCACTCTCTGAAGGGCGTTCGCGCCGGCCTCGGTGATGAGGCGGTCGTCGATCGCAATGGTGAGGTTGTGGGCGGTTGCGCGGACGGCTGCGGGTGAGCCGTCGTCCAGTCGGATACGGCTAACGACTATCAAAGATCCCCCGATCCCCTAGTGCAGACCCTTGACCCGAACGAAGATCCAGGATTCAAGGAGGACGCACCTTACTAGGGGGTAAGAGGCCAGGTCACGCGTCGACTTGCCCGCGTTACGGATCTGGCTGATTTGCCTCCACTTTTTCGCCGCCTGCCCACTTGTTTAGGAGCTCTTGAACCTTCGGCATGTCGCCAGCCGTCATGCCGGGCACGTGCGCGACGACGACGGTTGCCTCGGGAGTGCTGGCGCCGAGCGGGTCGTCGGCGATGAGTCCGACGTACTGGTGCGCGGCCGCGATCTGTACCTCGCGAACAGGCTTGTCGACCGCTGCGGCGATTGATCGCACCAGCGGGGGTGAGATTTTGACGGGTTCGTCGAGGGCGATCTTCCTCAGTGTCGTGTGGGACGGCTGGTAGCCGGTCTCCGGGTCGATCGCCCGCTCGGTCAACTTGCGGTAGGTCGCCCCTGGGGCCGCTAGCGCTGCGCGCACCATGTCGGCAAAGGGGGTGTCGGCTTCCGACACTCTCTCGTCTCCGTTCTCGTCACTGAACGCGAACACTCTCATCTAAGCACTCATCTACACCGATCGTGCACTGAAGAACCGTATTGACGTGCCAGAACACCCCTTCTACGGTGCTGCTGTTCGCGAACGACAACAGACGTCCGTCCTTCACCATGGGCAACTCGCGTCATGTTGTTCGTATTCGACTACAGAGACCAGGGGGAGCCGTGCACGTCGACGAGTCGAACCCCACGCCGTCCAAGGCGGACGAGTGGCCCGTGCCCACGCCCGAGCAGCTCGATCTCATCCGGCGCATTCTCGCGCCGCATGTCCGCCGGGCACGGGCAGAGCAGGCCGAGCAGCAGACGGCCGCGTGAGGGGAGACCAGAAAGTGAACGAGGTCGAGTTCATCGGGCCGCCGCCCAAGCAGCGCAACACCAAGCACTCTCGTATCGCCGAGCAGCTCAAGGCACACCCACGACAGTGGGGTGTGGTGCAGCGGCCTGCCACCATCAAGCGCGCGGCTGCCGCAGCACAGGCGATCAAGACCGGCCGTCTCCCCGCGTACGGGCCGGCGGGAACGTTCGAGGCCGTCGCCCGCACGATCACCGATGGCGGCCGTGTCGAGCACCGGGTGTATGCCCGGTACGTCGGGGACACAAAGTGACCCCCGTCGGCCAGCCGGCGGCCGTAACGCCGACCGGCGTCGTCGTCGCCCCGCCGAACCTCGGCCGCGAGCAGTGGCTCGCTGCGCGGCGTACAGGGGTCGGTGGTTCGGAGGTGGCCGCGGTGCTCGGCATGAGCAAGTACACGTCGGCGCATGAGGTCTACCTCGACAAGCGGGGCGAGCTGCCGCTCGACCGCCCGCAACACCCGGACCTCGCCGAGGCGGCGTTCTGGGGTCTGGCGCACGAGCCGACGATCGCCCGCGTGTTCTCCGAGCGGTCCGGCCTCGCCGTCGTAGAGGGGCCGGGCACGCTCGCGCACGTCGAGCGCCGTTGGATGCTCGCCAACGTCGACCGGTACGTGCTCGGCAAGGACGCGCAGCCGTCCAGCCTGTTGGAGATCAAGACACGCAGCGCGTTTCAGCTCGACGAGTGGCTCGACGGCGTGCCGGACGGTCCGGCCCTTCAAACGCACTGGTACCTCGCCGTGACCGGCTACTCGTACGCGTACGTCGCCGCGCTGCTCGGCGGTAACCGGTTGCTGATTCATCGCGTCGAGCGCGACGAGGTACTCGTCGAGCACCTCGTCGACCTGGTCGGCGAGTTCTGGCAGGGGGTGCTCGACGGCACCCCGCCGCCGGTCGATGGGTCCGAGGCGACCGAGGAACTGCTCGGCCACCTCTACACGGTCAAGGCCGAGGCTGTGACCGTCGCCGACCCGGCCGAGGTCGTGCCGCTGCTGGAGCGCCGGCGCGAGCTCAAGGCCCGGGAGGCGCGGACCGCCGACGAGCTGCGCGAGGTCGACAACCGGTTGAAGGCGGTCGCCGGCGAGGCCGAGATCGTCAAGACGCAAGGCCGAACCGCGTTCACGTGGAAGCAGAACGGCCCGCTGTCGACGAAGCGGTTCGCCGCCGCGCACCCGGACCTCGCGCAGCAGTACACGCACCGCGTCGACGCGCTCGATACCGCGCGCCTCGCCGCCGAGCACCCCGACGAGTTCCGGGCGCACCGCGCCCGACGTCTCGTCGTACCGAAGGAGTCCGCAGCGTGAGCACCAACCTCGCCGAGCGCGTCGCCGACAAGCGCAGCCGGTCGCACTCCCCCGCTGTCCAGTCCAACAGTTCCGCGCAGCCGACGCTCGTGCAGTTCGTGCAGCGGATGCGCCCGGAGATCGAGCGCGCGCTGCCCGCGCACCTCGGCGGCGCCGACCGGATCGCCCGTATCGCGCTCACCGAGCTGCGCAGGGTCGAGCACCTCGCCGAGAGCACCCCCGAGTCGTTCGCCGGCGCGCTGATGACCTGCTCGGCGCTCGGCCTGGAGCCGGGCGGTGTGTCCGGCGAGGCGTACCTGCTGCCGTTCTGGAACAAGAAGACCCGCGGCTACGAGGTACAGCTCGTCATCGGCTATCAGGGCATGATCAAGCTGTTTTGGCAGCACCCGCTCGCCGCCGGTCTCGACGCGCACACGGTGTACGAGGGGGACGAGTTCGAGTTCGAGTACGGGCTCGAACCGAAGTTGCGGCACGTTCCGGCGCGCGGCTCGGCCAAGGGCCAGCCGACGGGTTACTACGCCGTCGCGCGCCTGTCGAACGGCGGCTCGGCGTTCATCGTGCTCGACGTCGACGACGTCGAGGCCATCCGAAGGCGCAGCAGGGCCAAGGACTTCGGGCCGTGGGCGACGGACTACGACGCCATGGCCCGCAAGACCGCCATTCGCCAGCTCTTCAAGATCATTCCGAAGAGTGCCGAGCTCGCGCGGGCGGTCGCGCACGACGAGACCGTGCGGCGTGATGCGTCGCCCGAGGGGCTCGACGTGCCCGGGGACTACATCGAGGGCGAGACCGTGCCGCAGCCAGCGCCGCGGGGTGCCGAGCAGCAGGTCGTCGAGGATGTGCCCGCGCAGTTCTCCGGGTGGCCCGAGGCGGCCGAGCCGGGCGCCGAGGGGGCTGCCGCGTGATGCTCCCGGACGAGCCGAGGATCGGCTCGCTATGCAGCGGTTACGGCGGACTCGACATGGGCGTGCGGTCGGTGCTGGGCGGCTCGGTCGCCTGGCACTGTGAGATTGACCCGAACGCCTCGAAGATCCTCTCGCAGCACTGGCCCGAGGTTCCCAACCTCTCTGATCTGACCGCCGTCGACTTCTCCGACGTCGAGCCGGTCGACGTCCTGACTGCCGGGTTTCCGTGCCAGGACGTCAGCTTGGCCGGCCTTCGTGCGGGCATCGCGGCCGGGACCCGCTCGGGTCTGTGGCTGCATGTCGCCCGCGCGATCGAGTCCCTTCGACCGTCGTTGGTGGTGATCGAGAATGTGCGTGGCCTCCTCTCGACGCAGGCCCATAGCGCAGTGGAACCGTGCCCGTGGTGTGTGGGAGACGGAAGCGCTGAGCCTGCTCTGCGAGCACTCGGTGCCGTACTCGGCGACCTGGCCCGCCTCGGGCTCGATGCGACGTGGGCGTGCGTACGCGCTTCGGAGGTCGGCGCTCCGCACCAGCGCGAGCGGGTGTTCGTCCTCGCCTGGCCTGCCGACGCCGCGGGCGCGGGACGGCAAGGGGCGCGGTTACGAGGACGGTCTGCCGACCGTGGCCGGGAAGCTGCTGCCCACCCCGACGACGACCGAGGGCAACGGCCCGGGGCCGATCGACGGGAACCGCGGGGACACCTTGCGCTCGCGGGTCCGGCTGCTGAAAACGCCAACGTCGAATCTCGCGATCAACGGTGGCTCGCAACATCCGGACAAGCGCAAGAGCGGCGGACACGGCCCGAATCTCGCGGACGAGGTCGAGCACCTGCTGCCGACCCCGAGGGCGAGCGACGGGAGCAAGGGCAGCCCGAACCAGAAGCACGGCGACGGGAGTCTGACTCTGTCGAGCACAGCGGCCCGGATGCTGCCGACTCCGACCGCGACGCCGTACGGGTCGAACCGCTCCCCGTCGCCGGGCGCGGCGACACGTCCCTCGCTGGACAGGATCGCGCCGAGCCTGCTGCCGACGCCGTCGGCCAGCGATCACGGGTCGAACGATGCGACTGCGCAGGAGCGGGCGGCGGCCGGTCATCAGGTCTATCTGTCGAACGTGACGACGTCGATTGGGGACCGTACGCCGAAGCCGTCACGAGGTGGGAAGGGCTCACCCGAACCGCTCCTTGGCCAACTGACGATCGCGGGCGACTGAGCCCGCTGTTCGTCGAGTGGATGCTCGGCCTGCCGGCCGGTCACGTGACCGGCGTTCCGGGCCTGTCGAGGGCGGCGCAGCTCAAGGCACTTGGCAATGGCGTAGTACCGCAACAGGCGGCTGGCGCGGTGCGGCTGCTGCTCGACCGCCTCGACGACATCCCGCTCGCCGTATGAGGTGCCGTCACTGGGACAGTCCGGCGTGCTGTTACTGCTGCGCGGCGGGCGCCCGCCGCTACGTCATTGGCTACCGCTGTCCGAGCCACTCCCCCGCCGCCCTCGCCGGGCAGCCCGAGCCCCCAACCGACCCGCCCCGCATGGAAGGAGTACCGGCCCGTGGCGTGGTTCAAGATCGACGACAGCGCGCACATGCACCCGAAGGTGATCGCCGCGGGTAACGCGGCGCTCGGCTTGTGGCTGCGCTGCGGCGCCTACTGCGCGCAGCACCTCACCGAGGGCCACGTGCCCGCCCTGGTCGCCAAGCAGTACGGCACCGCCCCGCAGGCCCGCAAGCTCGTCACGGCTGGTCTGTGGCACGCGCACGGGCACGACTGTCCGCGCTGCCCGCAACCGTCGGCCGCCGGTGACTACGTCGTGCACGACTACTTCGAGGCCGGGCGCAACGCCACCCGCGCGCAGGTCGAGGCCAATCGGCGGGACGCCGCCGAGCGCAAGGCGAAGAGCCGCGAGCGCGCCAACGGCGGCCAGGTCCCGGGTGGTTCGGCTGCGGATCACACGCGGGTCGTCGACGAGTCGAACGCGAATCGCGCGCGAAACGAGCGCGGGCCGTCGAGGAATCGCGAGCGAATCGAACCCCGATTTTCGGGTGGTGCCGCAGGTCAGGAGGGGGTGTCACGGCGTGACGCCATGGGAGGTGTCACGGGCCCCCTAACCAACACCAAACCATCCCCCTCTACTTCCTTCGGAAGTAGAGGAAAACAAGCTAGCCCGGACGGTCCGAGGATCGCCGAGCCGGTACGGCCCCTCGTCGACGCCATGAGCGCCGCCGGAATGGTCGTCTCCTGGCAGCTCGAATCGGGCGAGTGGCTGCTGCTGCACACCCTGATCGACCGCTGCGGCGTCGCCGTCCTCGTCGACCACGCCGGCGGAGCCTGGCAGGCCGCACGTACCCGGCCTCGCAGCGCTCGGTACTTCCTCGCCGGTTGGCGCTCCCTGCCCGCCACGTCGGCAAGCGCCCCCGAGGTTCCCGGGCGCGGCCCGAACGTCGTCGCGCTGCACGGCTCGCGTCCGTCCACCACCGATCAGCGCGTGCGCGACGGTCTCGACCTCGCTGCCCGACTCCGCGAACAGGAGGCCACGTCATGACCCCGGCCGAAGCCGCTGAACTGCTCGCCCACTGCGCCGCGTTCGACCGCCGCACCATCGGCGAGGCCGACGCCCGCGCATGGGGCCGTGCGCTGCACGATGTCCCCCTCGACGACGACACCCGAGGCGCCGTCGCCGAGCACTACGGCCACACCGACAAATGGATCACCGCCGCACAGGTACGGGAGATGCGTACCCGCATCCGCTCAGGCCGGATCGCCGCCGCGCACCCGGTCTACGACGGCGACCCCGACGAGACCGGCAAGCAGTTCGCCGCCAACTGGCAGGCACAGATCACCGCCGCGGCCGAGGGCCACCTGCCCTCGCGCACCATCACGCAGGCAGTCGGCGCCGTGCCCTCGGCCGAGCTGCGCGCCCTGCTGCCCGCGGTCGGCCACCCGGTCGACGACGAGACCGAGCCGCAGCCCTACGTCGACGAGGCCACCCGCGCGGAAATCCGGGCCACGCTGCCCGGCAACCGGGCCGCGCTTGTCGAGCTCGCCGTCGACTGTCCCAACACGCGGTGTCGTGCTGCTCGGCGCCATCTGTGCAAGTCCTCGCGCGGCAAGGAACTGCGCGGCACCGTGCACGGCCAACGCCGCGATGTCTACGCAATCCGGCACACGCAGTGCCCCGAGTGCGGCGCCCCGCCTCGGCATCCGTGCACCACGCCGGAGCCGCACCCGGCCCGCGTCCGCGCCGCTGTCGCCGACCGGCCCGTACCGAATCGTCGCCAGCTCGACCGCCTCATGCGCACCCCGCCCGCACCCCGCGAGACCCGCGCCCGCCACACCTCGGGAGGCAACCCCCGATGACTCCCGCAGCCGCGCGAGCCGTGATCGCCGCCCACCTCACCGACGCACTCGACGTGCACCCCCACCTCGCCACGCTCACCGCCGCCGGACTGCTCGACCGCCTCGCCATCGAGGGATGGGAGATCAACACCACCCGGCACGCGCGACCGGTCGCGCCTCGCGCGCGGGGGAACCGCGGCACTCGGCGCTCCCTCTCTCGGCTGCTGCGCCGTACCCGTGCGGACGGAGGTACCGCCCGATGACCGTCGATCCCGTGCTCGCCCTGATCGCGCTGCTCGCCGCCGTCGCCGTCGTACTGCTCGCCCGCCACGCCGGCCGCCGCTCCCCCGGGCCGCTGTGCGCACGCCGACCGGCCACCGTCCGCGACGCCTGCTCGACGCGCTGCCCCGCCTGCACCGCGCTGAAGAAAGAGAGCCACCGATGACCGCCCGTACCCGGTCCGACTCCCGTCGCGGCCGGATCGCCGCCCGCGAGGCCGAGCGCGACGCTCGCCGCAACCGGCTCCGGCTGTTCCTCGCCCGCGCCGACCGGGGAGTGCTGAGCACCGAGGACGCCGCCCAACTCCGCGGCGACGTCGAGGCCGAGCTCGCCGAGTGCGACACCTTCCGGCGCAGCGCCGGCGGGCAGCAGGCCGCGGCGATGCGGCTGCACAAGCGCGTCGAGGCGGCCGAGCAGGCCATCGTCGAGGCCGAGGCCGAACGCGACCGCCACGCCACGGCAGCGGCCGAGCTCGCCGAACGCCTCACCGTCGCCGGGCAACTCACCTACGCACTGACGGACGCGCTGACCGGCGACGAATGGCACCTCGCCTACACCGCGCGCCGTCTGTGTGCCGGGCGCATCAGCCCGCAGCAGGCCCTCACCGAAACCACCGGCTGACCCCGAAGGGAGCACCGCCCATGACCACCACCACGTTCGCCCGCCACGAGACCGCCGATGCGCTGCTCGTCGTCCGCCACGAGTGGGCCCGGCTGCTGCTCGCGATCGAGTGCCCGCCGCCGGCCGCCGGGTGGCCGCCGCGCGAGACCCGTGGATTCCTGCGCACCGGCGGGGACGACGAGCAGATCGTCGTCGAGGACCGGTCGCCGCTCGTGCTGCGCGAGCACCCCGCCCCCGCCAATTTGGATGCACTCGACGCGCGGCTCGCCATCGAGCGGATGCTGTACGACCTCGCCGACACCCTTGCCGCCACCGTCCAGCACACCGAGGCGGACGACCCGCGCCGCTGGACGTTCCGCAGCCTCACCTCGCCCGGCAGCCGCGCGCACGGCCCCCACTGGGCCTCGGTATGGATCGAGGGTCGCGTGCTCGACGAGGACACCGGCCCCGAGCAGCAGCTCGACGGCACCCTCGCTCCGCCGCCGTTCGCTCCCCTGCCTCCGCACCTGCTGCACGAGGCACGGCGCACCGCCCGGACCGTCGAGGGCCGCCTGCTGCGCGCCCTCGGGGAGGAACCGCGCCGCACGCCCATACCGAGCAGGGTGTGCCCGTGGTGCGGTAGCGAGCTCACCCTGCACAAGGACCCCGGCGACGACTCGTCGGCCGTGACCTGCTCGACCGGGCCGAGCTGCACCGCCCCGGTGCCGCTCGACCGGCTCGGCCGGCGCGTGTGGACACGCGGCGACCTGGTCGACCTGCACACCGCCCTCGCCACCACGCCGCAGCACACCGAGCGGGGGCGCGCCGCATGACCGCGGAACAGCACGATTTCTTCGGTGAGTTCGAGGCGTACGTCGTCGGCCGGGAGGCCGCGCGGTGGCAGGCCGAGCTCGACCGCCGCCTCGCTCGGCTCGGCGAGCAGCTCGCCGACGTCGCCGCGCAGGCCGCCGTCGAGCTGCCCGAGGCCGGACGGGCGTGGTTCCTGCGCCGGGTGCGGGAGGTGACCACCGAGGCGCGGGCGGGCGGGTAGCTGGCCGCGTCGTGGCTGATCGGCCTTACTTTCCCTTGGCGAGTTGATCGACACGGGGAATGGAAAGGTCGATCAGCTCGGCGACCTCACGCAGCTTGAGCCCGCGTCCGTACCGCAGTTCGCGCACGCCGTCGCTGCGAACTGCCTTGACCCGGCGACCGGCATCGGGCAGCAACTCGTCAGCCAGCTCGCGGGCGGCGAACTCCCGCTCGACCGGGTCGCCGAGCTCGTCGAGGCAGGCGACGGCTGCGTTGATGTGCGCTTCCATGCGGGCGCGCCGGTCGGCGCGTTCCTGCTCAGCGGGGTCGGTGTCGGTCATGGGAGCAGCGTACGGCCTTCGCCGAGATTCTTTTCTAGACCCTCTTGATTTTCTATTTCTAGACCCCCTATAAATGAGGAGTCAGCGCACGCCGACCGAAAGGACGCATCACCGTGCAGACCTTCACGAACGCCGCCCGCAACACCCTCGTCGACGAACTCGACATCCCCGCCGACATGCGCGCCGCCTTCGACAAGGCCACCTACAACGCCTCGCGCAACCTCTGGAGCGTCGACCTCACCGACGACCAGCTCGGTACCGCGCTGCACCTCCTGCGCGCCAACAACCGCAAGCAGGGGCCATGGGGCGACGCGCAGGACGCATCCCGCACTTCCTGATCACCCGCCGTCGATCGGCGCCCCCGTCGAGACATGTGACGGGGGCGGCCGTCCCACCACCGAAGGAGCGAACGTCATGGCATCGGCCAACGCCGTCAGTCGACACATGGGTAAGCGCTTCACACGCAGCCGCCGGGAGTCGGAGGAAGGATTCGAGGTCTTCGCGGGCGACGATCCGGGCTCGGTGATCGTGCACTACGAATGCGGCGACAAGCTGAACCGATCCCTCACGGGTGACGAGCAGCGAGCGCGCATAACCGCGGTGATGGCGGAGTACACCGAGTACCTGCGTGACCGCTGGCACGTGGCGCCGGACCCGGAGATCCGTCCCATGCTCGTACTGCACGACCACACAGCGGCGTAGCCGAACCCGTCCCCCGTACGCTGCGCCCGCCTCGGTGACCTCGCCACCGAGGCGGGCCAACCGCCGCGAGGGGGCAACCCTCATGGAAACCGCCAAGGCGTACGGCGTTGAGACCGTCCGCCGGGGCGCCGCTTGACTTCTCGGCCGGGCGCCCGCCCCGGGGAAGTCCAGCAACTCGACGCATTTCGAGAAGGGTTGCGCCGTTATCTCTTCGTGACCTAATGTTGGGGCCGTCTCCGGCCTGCCCGGAAACTCCCCGATCTCGTACGCCCCGCCGTCCCCCGTCGGCGGGGCGTACGTATGCCCGTAGGGAGGTGACGCGTGGCCGAGCCGATCACCGCCCGCGACCGCGAGGGCGTTCGCCGCCTGCACGCCGAGGGCCAGTCGCGCAACAAGATCGCCCGGACGATCGGGCGCAGCGCCGCCACGGTGAGCAAGATCGCGCGCGCCGAGGGGCTCGCCTTCTCCGGGGGCGCTCGGGTCGCCGCAGCCACCGAGGCACGGCGGGCCGATGCTGCGGCGCGGCGTGAGCAGCTCGCCGACGAGGCGCTCGACGGTGCCCTCGGGCAGGTCACCAAGACCACCGGCGCCGATTCGGCGCGCGATGCCCGCGACCACGCCACCGCCGCCCGAGCCTTGACCGAGGTGCACGCCCGTGTCGCCGAGCTCGCCCGTCATACCGGGAGCGGCAGCGCGGGCGGCTCGATGCTCGACAAGCTCGCCGACGCCCTGCTCGGCCCGCCCAACGGTGGTGACCGCGACGGGGGGTGAGCCTTGACCGTACCCCTGTCCGACAAGCAACTGCGCTCGATCCGCGAGTCGGCCCGCGCGCGCATCTCGATCTGGCACGGCAGCGTTCGCTCGGGCAAGACCATCGCGAGTCTTCTCGCGTTCCTGCTCGCGCTACGCCGGGCGCCGGCAACCGGGTTGATCCTGGTGTGCGGCCGGTCGTTGCAGACGATCGAGCGGAACATCATCGAGCCACTTCAAGACCCCGGGTTGTTCGGGACTGCGGCCGACGAGGTGCGGCACACCCGCGGTGCGACCACCGCGAACATCCTCGGCCGCACCGTGCACCTGATCGGTGCGAGCGATGCGCGGGCCGAGGGCCGGCTGCGCGGCGCGACCGCCGCCCTTGCCTACGTCGACGAGGCGACCCTCGTCCCCGAGGGGTTTTGGACACAGCTGCTTGCCCGCCTGTCCGTGAACGGTGCGCGGCTGCTCGCCACCACGAACCCGGACGCGCCGAGACACTGGCTCCGCACCTCGTACCTCGACCGCGAGGCCGAGCTCGACCTCGCCTCGTGGCACTTCCGCCTCGCCGACAACCCCAGCCTTTCCGAGGCGTACGTCGCTGCCCTGTCGGCCGAGTACGTCGGTCTGTGGCGGCGCCGGATGATCGATGGCGCGTGGTGCGTCGCCGAAGGGTCCGTGTACGACATGTTCGACGAGGCCGAGCACGTCGTCGACGAGCTACCGCCCATGCGCCGACACTGGCTCGGCGTCGACTACGGCACGAGCAACCCCTTCTCCGCGATCCTGCTCGGCCTCGGCGACGACGATCGGTTGTACGCGGTCGCCGAGTGGCGCCACGACGCCCGCCGGGTTCACCGGCAGATGACCGACGCGCAGTACAGCCGCGCCGTGCGCGCGTGGCTCGACGAGCTCGACGTCGAACCGGCGTGGACGTTCGTCGACCCCTCGGCCGCCTCGTTCCTCACTCAGCTATGGGCGGACGGGCACCCCGGCGTCGCCCGCGCCGACAACTCGGTGCTTGACGGCATCCGTTCGACCGCGACCGCCCTCGACTTGGGGCTGCTGCGCGTGCACCGCTCGTGCGAGGGGCTGCTCGGCGAGCTGCCCGGCTACGCATGGTCGGAAGAGGCCGCCGCGCGCGGCGAGGACAAGCCCCTCAAGCAGAACGACCACTCGGTCGACGCGCTGCGCTACGTCGTCCACAGCACCGCGCACGAATGGCGAGGGCTGCTCGCCCCGGCCGCATAGCGCACCCCGACCACCGCCCCGCCCGCACCTGTTGGCGCCTGGGCCTCGTCATGAAGGGGGGCGGCGCACTGTGTGTACTGGCTGGGCCGACCGTTTCCTCGCCACCGTCACCGACGCCCCGGGCGGCTGCTGGCAGTGGACCGGCTACCTGATGCCCAACGGGTACGCCCGCATCAGCGTCGACGGCGAGCGGCGGTACGCGCACCGCGTCGCCTACGAGGCGTTCGTCGCCCCCATCCCCGACGACCTCGTTATCGACCACCTGTGCCGCAACCGCGGATGCGTGAACCCCGAGCACCTCGACGCCGTAACGCAGCGCGTCAACGTCCTGCGCGGGCAATCGTACGCCGCCGCCCGCGCCCGACAGGTCGCGTGCATCCGAGGTCACCGGTTCGACAACGCCAACACCTACCGGGCCACGAACGGAACCCGGAAGTGCCGCAGGTGCCGGGCCAACGCGCGAAACCGCGCCCGCAACAGACAGGGGGCGACCTGTGCCGCTGCCTGACAGCAACGCCCCGTGGCCACCGCCGCAGCTCGCCCCGATGTACCGCGAGATGCGCGTCGACGACGCCTGGTACTCCGGCGACCGAACCAAGCTCGCCGAGATCTACCAGCACCATCCGCAGCGCGAGGACGGCCGACGCCGGTTGTGGTCCCGCAACCGCGCCCCGCAGCCCGGCAAGCGCGACACCCGCCTGCACATCCCGCTCGCCGGCGACATCGCCACCACGAGCGCCGACCTGCTGTTCTCCGAACCGCCCGCGTTCACCGTCCCGGACACCGGCGCACAGGATCGCCTCGCCGAACTCGTCGACGTCGGCGGCATCGAGAACACCCTGCTCGAAGGGGCCGAGGTCGCCGCCGCGCTCGGCGGCGCGTATCTCCGGGTCACGTGGGATACCTCGCTCGCACCCCGCCCGCTGCTCACAGCCGTGCACGCCGACGCCGCCGTACCGCGCTTTCGCTGGGGGCAGTTGACCGAGGTCACGTTCTGGCACGAGCTCGCCTCGGACGGCTCAACCGTATGGCGCCACCTCGAACACCACGAACCGGGCCGCATCCTGCACGGCCTGTACGAGGGGACCGTCGACAGCCTCGGGCGGCGCGTGCCGCTCACCGAGCACCCCGAGGTCGCCGACCTCGCCGCCTCCCTCGGCCCCGAAGGCGACGCGATCGAGACGGGGATACCCGAGCTCACCGCCGCGTACATGCCCAACATCCGGCCCAACCGCCGCCACCGCGGAAGCCCGCTCGGCCGCTCCGACTACGCCGCGCCCCTGCACGACCTCATGGACGCACTCGACGAGACATGGTCCTCGTGGCTGCGCGACATCAGGCTCGGCAGGGCGCGGCTGATCATCCCCGACGGGTATATGCGCGATCACGGGCCGGGTAGCGGGGCCTCGTTCGACGACGACCGCGAAATCTGGCAGGGACTGAACATCCCGCCCACCGAAGGCGGGGGCATCACCTTGTCCCAGTTCGCGATCAGAGTCGCCGAGCACCAGTCGACCGCCGACTCGCTCGTGCAGCAGGCCATACGCTCCGCCGGCTACTCCGCGCAGAGCTTCGGACTCGGCGACCAGGGCGCCGCCGTCACCGCGACCGAGGTCACCGCCCGCGAACGCCGGTCGATGATCACGCGGGGCAAGAAGTCGCGGTACTGGCGCCCCGCCCTCGCGCACGTCCTGCTCGTCATGCTGCGACTCGACCGAGCGATGTTCACCCCGGGCCTTGTCGTCGACCGGCCGCGCGTCACCTTCGGCGACGGCGTGAGCGAGGACCCGCAAACGGTCGCACAGACCCTGTCCCTGCTCCAGCAGGCGCAGGCCGTGAGCACCGACACGAAGGTTCGCGCGCTGCACCCCGATTGGGACGACACCGACGTACAAGCCGAGGTCGACCGCATCCTCACCGAGACCGGCGCAGCCGTGCCCGACCCCATGCAGGCCGGCGTGCTCGACTAGCTACCCATTCCCGAAGATCTTCCCGATCAGCCTTTCTGCGCGCGCCCTGATCTGCGGGTCAGGGTGCGCCATTGCCACCGCGAGCAGCACCATAACGAGGGCGAAGAAAGAGCCGGAAACAGCGGAGATCTGCACATCAATTTCCATGCACAGAACGCTACATGACGCCCCATGAGGCCCTTTGACTCTTATCGCTATACACCTTGAAGACGAAACTGCAAGTCTTTAGATTCAAATACATCGACAAACGCCCTGATCAGGGGCTTCTGTGGTCGCAGTCGATCGCTAATCGTGCCTTATAACCTCACCCCCGCTCCCACAAAGAATCGTGACACAAGTCACATTGGGTGTTTCTTTTCTGTCACCTCTTAAAGGAAATCGCCAGGGGGTGACGTCATGCCAATTCACCCCGGGATGGTCGAGGATCTCTCGGCCGGCGTGCGCGATCTGTACGCGGACGCCGAGGCGCGGCTGCTCGGCATCGTGGCGCGGCAGCTCGCGGACGGGTACGAGGCGCCCGGCTGGGCCACGGCCAAGCTGCGCGACATTCAGCCGCTACGCCGTGCCGCACAGGGCATCGTCGATGCCCTCGGCAGCGCCATGGAGTTGGAAGTCTTCGACGCCGTCGCCGAGGCGTACAGCATCGGTGCGCGGGCGGGCCTGGTTGAGCTCGGCGCCCTGCACGACGCGGACGCGCGCCGGATCGCCGACACCACCCCCAACACGCGGGCGGTCGACCGGCTCGCGCAGGAAACCGTCGACCTCGTCACCGAGACGCACCGGGGGATTCTGCGCGGCGTCGAGGACGGGTACCGGCAGGTGGTCGCCGAGGTGTCAGCAACGCCGCTGCTCGGCATCGACACCCGTCGGCAGGCCACGCAGCGCGCCATGGAGCGGTTCGCCGACCGCGGTCTACGGACATTCGTTGACCGGTCGGGGCGTGCGTGGCAGATGACGAGCTACGCCGAGATGGCCGTGCGCACGTCTGTCGGGCGTGCGGCTGTTGAGGGGCACGGCGACCGGCTGCGTGCCGCCGGTCTCGATCTCGTGATCGTCTCCAACGCGCCGCACGAGTGCCCGCTGTGCGCGCCGTTCGAGGGCAAGGTGCTGTCCCTCGACGGTCCTGGTGGCGCGCGGTCGGTCGAGGTCGAGCACGCCGTCGAGGACGGCCGCATGGTGCGCGTGCAGATCGCCGGGAGCCTCGACGAGGCCCGGCAGCGCGGCTTTCAGCATCCCAACTGCCGCCACTCGACCAGTGCTTATCTGTCCGGTGTCACCCGTGCCCCCGTCGAGCACTCCGAGGATCCCGTCGGGTACGAGGCGAGTCAGCGGCAGCGGGCGATCGAGCGTGGCATCCGGAAGTGGAAGAACCGCGTCGCCGCCTCGACGTCCCCCGAGGGCAAGCGGGCGGCCGAGGCCAAGGTGCGGCAGTGGCAGAAGCGCCAGCGCGAGCACCTCGCCGCGCACCCCGAGCTCATCCGCCGTCGCGAGCGCGAGCAGCTCGGCGCAGGCAACCTGCCCCCGAGCCGCGGCACCGCCGGACACCCCGGCGCCCCTGGCGGTCCGGGGTCGGATGCGTTCGAGGCCGCGCGCGTCCGCTCCGGTGACGCGCGCACCCTGCCCGAGATGAGCGACGAGCAGCTCGGCGCCGCGATCCGCCCCGGAGTCCTCGACGACCGCGACCGCGACCGCATCGCCACCGAGGCCGACCGCCGCGACGAGCAGGCCCTGCTCGACCGCATCCGACCGCACGGCCAACTCGTCGACAACCTCATCGAGTTCAGCGACGACGAGCTCGCCCGCGTCTCTCCCCACCTCGGCGACGACGACATGCTGCGCGTCATGGCCGAGGCCGACCGGCGCGATATAGACGCCGCACTGCCCGGGGCCCGACGTGACCTTGTCGGCATGTCCGAGCACGACCTCGCCGCCCGCGCCCGGCACGTCGAGGGCGACCGGCCGGCGATCGGCGCCGAGATGCACCGCCGGCGGCTGCTCGCCGAGGTGTTCCCCGACGGGCGCCTCGCCCGCGATCTGTCAGGCGTCGGCGACGACGTGCTCGGGTGGGCCGTGCGCTACGCCTCCCCCGAGGACGCGGCACGCATCGCCGACGAGATCGACGCCCGGTACCCGCCCGCCCCGCTCCCCGAAGCGTCCGGCGCGCACACCGTCGAGGGTCAGCTCGCCGACCGTGCTGCGGTAGACGAGGCCCTCGAACCGGCCGCGCCGCCGGACGCGTGGAACGGCCTTGCCGTCGACTGGTACGAGGGCATGACCAGCACCGAGCGATGGGTCGCCGAGCGTGAGTACGCCGACATGCAGCAGCGCACCGCCTACACCCGCGAGCAGCTGCGCGAGATGTACCGCGAACACACATGGGCGCAGTACATGGACGCCGAAGACGCCACGAACGGTTACCTGCTTTCCCGCGAGGCCCGAGCCGCCGGCGTTGATCCCGCATCACTGTTCAGCGGTCCCGCGCACGTTGCCTACGCCCGCGCCTCGGAAGAGCTCAAACGGTATTGGGCGGACCACCCGCGCATGACGTTCGTGGAGTACGAGGAGATGGTCACCGGGCAGCGCAGCACTGCCGCCGAGACCGCTCGTGTCTCTCGCAACGCCCAGAACAATCGGCTCTAGGGGGTGGCTGTGGGCACCCGAGGTGACCTTGTGCGCGCACTGCGCGCCGGTATCGACGCCGGTCGCGCCGCATCCCCTGTGAGCGCGTGCCCCTACCCCCGCGGCGACCTGCGCCGCTCGGCATGGGTGCGCGGCTACGCCAAGGCCCGAGCGCTCCCCGGCGCCGCCGACAACGGCAGCAAGTAGACCTCTCCCCTTCTTCTCTCTCGGCCCGCCGCTGGCGGGCCTCTCCCTCTTTCCACACCCCGGAGGCGCGCCCGTATGCCCGAGCACTCTCTCGACGAGACCCTGCCGACCCACCCGCGAACCGGCGAGCTTGCCCTCGGTCTGCGCCGCGATGGGCGCCCGATCTGGCCCATCAAGGGCGGTTCGGGCGAGGGCGGCGACCCTGCACCGACCGGCGCCCCGAACACCCCGCCGTCGGACGCCCCGGCCCCCACGTCGAGCACGCCACCGGCCTCGGACCCGGGTACCGCGCAGCAGCTCGTCGACGCCGCCAAGCGGGCCGATGAGGCCGCCGCCGAGCGCGACGAGCTGCGCGCCGCCCTCGACGCGGTAACCCGGGCGCTCAACCCCGGCGCCGACGACAACGCGCAGGACCCGGCGCAGCTCGCCGCCCGTGTCGCCGAGCGCGACAAGCAGCTCGACCAGGTCGCCGCCGAGCTGCGCACCGCCCGCGCCGAGCTCGCCGCCTACAAGGCCGCGGGCGAGCAGGGCGCGCGGGCCGACCGGCTGCTCAACTCCCGGGCGTTCGCCGAGGCGCTCGCCGCCCTCGATCCGGATGACGCGAAGTTCGGCGAGCAGCTCGCCGCCGCCATCACGGCCGCGGTTGAAGCCGACCCCGAGCTCTACCGCGCCGCGCCCGCAGCGCCGACGCGGTCGGGCGCCGAGTTCAACGGCGCCCCGGCCGGTGAACGTCGCCCCGCTTCCCTGCACGACGCCATCGCCGCCCGCCTCGGCGGCTGACCAAGGAGCCCTGAACCATGGCGATCACCCTCGCCGACGCCAAGCTGAACACCCTCGACGACATCGATCTGACCTTGATCGACGAGTTCCGCAAGAGCTCGTGGTTGCTCGACAACCTCACGTTCGACAACTCGGTGAACCCTGCCGGGGGCGGCGCGACGCTCACCTACGGGTACACCCGTGTGATCGAGGAGCGCGGCGCTGCCTTCCGCCCGTTCAACACCGAGTACGACGTCGCCGAGGCGCGCCGCGCCCGCTTCACCGTCGACCTCGCCCCGCTCGGCGGTGCGTTTCAGGTCGACCGTGTCCTCGCCGCCCTCGGCCCGGCCGCGACGAACGAAGTCGCCCTACAGATGGGGCAGACGGTCAAGAGCGCACGGGCGTTCTTCGCCGATCAGGTCATCAACGGTCGCCGCGACCACACCCCCGGTGCCGAGACCGGGTTCGACGGTCTCGACGTCGCCCTCGCCGCGTCCACCACGGAAATGGGCACGGGCGACGTACTGGACTGGACCGGCGCCGCCCTCGGCGACGACCAGGCCGCGGCGCACGACGCGCTCGACGTCCTCGACGAGTGGCTCGGCCTGCTCGACGGCACCCCCTCGGCGATCCTCGGCAACAAGCGCACCATTGCCCGCGTGCGCTCCCTGGCGCGCAGGGCCGGCTACTACACGCGCAGCGAGGACACGTTCGGGCAGACCGTCGAGAGTTACGCGGGTATCCCGTTCGTCGACCTCGGCGACAAGGCCGGCAGCAGCGACCCGGTCATCGCCATCGAGGACCGCGAGGGCCTCGGTACGGGCCTGTCCGACCTGTACGCGGTGCGTCTCGGCCTCGACGGTTTCCACGGGGTGAGCACGGTCGGCACGCAGTTGGTGCGGCAGTGGCTGCCGTCCTTCGACTCCGCCGGCGCCGTAAAGCGCGGCGAGGTCGAGCTCGGCCCCGTCGCCGTCGCGCTCAAGGCCACCAAGTCCGCGGCCGTACTGCGCAACATCCGCGTTCGGTAAGGGGGCAGCGTGCGCTACGAGATCACCGCCCCCGCGAGCGGTGACACGGGGTTGGTTGCCGGGGTCGCGTTCACCGCCGGCCACGCGCTCGTCGCTGACCCGCCGCCGGGCGCCGTCGAGTATTTCCGCCGCCACGGCTACCGCATCACCCCCGCCGACGACGGGCCGCAGGACTCCAAACCTGCGGCCCGTGCCCGCTCCCGCAACAAGCCGGGACCAAGCGAAGGGGGGTGAGCCGTGGGCCGTGTCTACGCCGCCCGCGAGCAGCTCGCCGCCTACCTCGGAACCGCGCTGCCCGACGACGCCGAGCGGCTGCTCGCCCGCGCGTCCGAGGACATCGACGCCGCGCTGCTGACCGCCATCTACCGCACCGACGAGATGGGTTATCCGGTCGAGGCCCGTATCCGCGCCGCCCTGGCGAGCGCGGTCTGTGCGGAGGTCGAATACTGGCTCGCGACCGGCGAGGACGGCACCGGCACCGGGGAGCAGTGGGACGCGGTCAGCATCGGCCCCGTCAGCCTGTCCGGCCGCAGCAGCCCGCCCGCGCCCCCCGTCGTGAACGGTGTCGAGCTCGCGCCGCGCGCGTACCGGGCGCTGCACATGGCCGGTCTGCTGCCCGGCGAGGTGCTCGGCCCCGATGAGGTGTACCCGTGGTGAGGCGCGTGCCCGGGTGGTTGCTGCGCCACCGGATCGCCATCGAGCCGTACCTCGGCGATACGGCGTACGGCCCTTCGTTCGGTCCACAGGTTGTGGACGTGCCCGCCCTGGTCGACGAATCCCCGCGCATGGTGCGCGGCGCGGACGGCCGCGAGGTGCTCGCCACCGCGACCGTGATCGCCGCCCCCGATCTGCACTGCCCGCCCGGCTCCCGCATCACGTTGCCCGACGGGCGCACCACCACCGCACTCACCGTCGCCCACCACACCGCCCCGGGGCTGCCCGTGCCGGCGAACACGGAGGTGAGTTGCGAATGAGTCCGCAGCGCGCCCGGCTGACGTGGAACGGCGCCGCCGCCTCGGCGGTCATCCGCGAGGCAGCCGCGCGCGGTCTGCTGCTCGGCGCCGAGCACACCCTCGCCGCATCCCGGCAGCGCGTGCCGATCGCCGAGGGCACCCTCGAACGCTCCGGCGCCGCGAGCGTCGACGAGCAGCAGCTCGCCGCGGCCGTGTCCTACGACACCCCGTACGCCGTGCGCGTGCACGAGGACCTCAACGCGCGGCACTCCCCCGGCCGGGCAGCGAAGTACCTGGAATCCGTACTGCCCGAGGTCGCCGACGACGTGCAGGCGTTGATCGCCGCGCAGGTCCGGCGGGCGCTGCGCTCGTGAGTTACACCGTCGACCTGCTCGACGGTCTCGCCCGCCTGCTCGATGCCGCCGGGGTCGGCTGCTACCGGCCCGACGGGGTGTACATCGCGGGCGAGACCGCGATCACCATCGCCGCTACCCCGCCGGTCCCCGACCGCGTGATCTGCCTGTCGGCGTATCCCGTCCTCGACTCCCCCGCGCTCACCGACACCACCACCGGCATCCAGGTGCGCACCCGTGCGGGCGCGGACCCGCGCGAGGTCGACGCGCTCGACGACGCCGTGTTCGACGCGCTGCACGCATCCGGGCCGTTCCTCTTCGGCTCGGTGCGCGTGCAGCTCATCTCTCGCGCCTCGGCCTCGCCGATCGGCGCCGACACGTCCGGCCGCATGGAGCGGTCGGCGAACTACCACCTGCGCGCGCACCGCGCGCACCCCCGCCTCGAATAAGGAGACCGCCATGCACAACCCCACGCCGCCGGCCGAGACCGTGACCGCGCTCGCGCGCCGGTACCGCCTGGAACTCGACATGGGCACCGAGTACGCCCCCTGCTGGACCCTGGTCCCCGGGATCACCGAGTTCACGACGAAGATCGAGCCCACGCAGCAGGACGTCAGCACGTACGACACCGAGGGGTGGGTCGAGCAGGCCGTCACCATGCTCGCCTGGTCGATCGAGGTCACCATCGCCCACCGCGCGCACCCGGACACCGGGGAGTTCAACGCGGCGCAGGAAGCGCTCCGCCGGGCGTCGATGCGGTTCGGCAGCGAGTCGTACGTGCGGGTGCGCTACTACGACCGCAACGGCGCCAACGACGCGTACGAGGGCACGGCCCTGGTCACGTGGGAGCCCGACGGGGGCGGCCCGGACGAGATCGACAGTGTGAAGATCACGCTCACCGGCTCCGGTCGGCTGAGCGGGATCTGCAACCCGGCCGCCCTTCCGGTCATCCGCCTGACGGCCGAGTTCACCGGCACCGACGACGAGGTGAGCAACTGATGGCGTTCAAGGAGATTGGCCAACTCCTCAACGATGGCCTGCACTTGCCGATCGGGGAGCGCACCTACACCGTGCCCGCGCCGTCGGCCGAGACCGGTCTGCGCGTGCAGGCGATCATCAACGCCGCCGCGGTCGCCGCCGACGGGGGCGAGGCCGACGAGCAGGTGCTCGCGGACGCCGCCGAGCGCGACCTGTACCGCGACGCCCTCGGCGCCGCCTACGACGAGATGATCGCCGACGGCGTGACCTGGCCCGAGCTGAAGCACTGCGCGATCACCGCCATGGTCTGGATCGCACAGGACACTGAGGCCGCCGAACGCTACTGGGACGCCGGCGGCGACCCTTCTCGACTGGCCCCGAACCGGGAGACGCGGCGCGCACAGGCCCGATCGGGCGCGGCGAGCTCGACCCCGAATCGGGGCTCTTCGAGTGGTACGAATACCCGCCCGGTGCCGGGCCCCGGCGCGGCCACGCAGCCGACGGGCTGACCTGGTCCCGCATCCTCGACGAGTGGCCGCTCGTCGAGGCTGACCTGCACGAGGTCTACGGAATCGACCTCGGCGACCGCGCGTTGTTGCGCGACCGTTCATGGCGCTGGTTGCGCGTGCGTCTGCTGGGACTGATGTCCACCGACTCCCGCCTCGCCCGCCTGCTCAACCCGCCTTCCACATAACCGCATAGCCGCCGGACGCGTCCGGCCGACCCTCTAGGAGGTGATCGGCCGTGGCGCTCACCGTCGGCGAACTCACGGCGACACTCACCGTTGACCCGTCCGGCGCCGAGGCCGGTATCACCCGCGCCCGGCAAGCGATGCGCGCCGGCGCCGGTCAGATCGCGGGCGACGCCGATCGGGCGGGCGACGCCGCCGGCGGTGCGCTCGGCGACGGGCTCGCCGACGGCGCCGCCGCCGGGGGCGACCGCGCCGCCGCCGGAATCGCCGGTGCGCTCAAGGGGTTCGCCGCTGCGGCGGTGGGCGCGAGCATCAGCGCCGCCTTCATGGCCGGACTCTCCGAGGCCATGCAGCAGGGCAAGATCACCAGCACCCTGCAAGCGCAGCTCGGCACGTCCGGCCCGGTGGCGGCGCAGTACGGCAAGGCTGCCGGGGCCCTGTACTCCGGGGCGATCGTCGACTCCGTCCAGGACGGCGCCGACGTGCTGCGCGGCATCGCGCAGCAGGGTCTGCTGCCGCCCGAGGCGACACAGGCGCAGATCGCGTCCATGGGCACGCGCGTCGCCGACACCGCGCGGGTCATGGGCGAAGACGTCGGCGCCGTATCCCGCGCGGTCGGCACGATGTTGAAGACCGGCGTCGCGCAGAACGCGAGCGAGGCCATGGACGTCCTCGTCCGCGGCACGCAGCGCGGCGCGAACGCGGGCGAGGATTTGCTCGACACTTTCTCGGAATACAGCGTCCAATTCCGGGATCTCGGGCTCGACTCGCAAACGGCAATGGGCCTGCTGCAACAAGGTTTGCAGGGCGGCGCGCGCGACGCGGACACCGTCGCCGACGCGCTGAAGGAATTCGCGATCCGCTCGAAAGACATGTCGAGCGGCAGCGTCGGCGCCTTTCAGGCGATCGGGTTGAACGCGGGCAAGATGGCCGCCACGTTCACCAAGGGCGGCCCGGCCGCAAGTGCCGCACTCGGCACCGTCCTTTCCCGGATCAAGGCCATTGAAAATCCGGCCAAACGCAATGCCGTCGCGGTCGCGTTGTTCGGTACCAAGGCCGAGGATCTACAGGGCGCGCTCTACAAGCTGAACCCGTCGACGGCGGTCGCCGCACTCGGCAAGGTCAGGGGCGCCGCCGACACGGCCGGCACCGCGATGAGGGACAACGCCGCGACCAAGGTCGAGGCGTTCAAACGGTCCCTGACGCAAGGGTTCGTCGAGGTTCTCGGCACGCAGGTGATTCCCGCGCTGACGACCGGCGCCGCGTACGCGATGCGGTTCGGCAGCGCCCTCGGCACCGCCGGTGGGTTCGTGGCACAGAACCGCGGCGCGTTCATCGCCCTCGCGGTGGTGGTCACGGCCGTGATGCTGCCCACCCTCGTCCGGCTCGCCGCACAGGCCGGCATCACCACTGCGGCCACGGTGACCGGCTGGGCTACTCAGAGCGCCGCCGGAGCGGTCGCCGCCGCGCGGTACGTCGCCGTGAACGCGCTCATCCTCGCCGGGTGGGCCCGGCAGGGCGCCGCCGCGGGTGCCGCAGCCGTCCGCGTCGTTGCCGCGTGGGTCCTGATGGGCGCGCAGTCGATGATCCAGGGCGCGCGCATGGCCGCGGCGTGGGCGCTCGCCATGGGTCCGGTCGGCCTGGTGATCGCCGCGGTGGTCGGCCTGGTCGTACTGGTCATCGCCAAGTGGGACACGATCAAATCCGCCACCGCCGCAGCGTGGAATTGGCTTTGGGGAAAGATCAAGGCCATTGCGGGATTCGTCGTTCAGATCTTCCTCAACTGGACGTTGCCGGGGTTGATATTCAAACACTGGGACGCCATCAAGAATGGCGCCTCGACGGCGTGGAACGCGATTCTCAACTTCATCAAGGCAATTCCTCGCAGAATCGTTTCCTTTTTTCTGAACTGGCCGCTTTTGGGGTTCATTATCAGGAACTGGGAAGCGGTCAAGAATGCCACGGAGAACAAGGCGAGCCAGATGCTTGCCTACGTCAAATCGCTGCCCGGAAAGATCGTCGGTTTCTTTCGCGGCTTCGCAACGATGCTGATCGTCAAGGGCCGCGACTTGATCCTCGGCCTGTGGAACGGCATCAAGTCCATGGGCGGATGGCTCAGGAGCAAGTTGGGCTCGTGGGCGAAGGCCATGATCCCGGGGCCGATCGCGAAGGCGCTCGGTATCCACTCGCCCTCGCGCGTGATGCGCGACAAGATCGGCCGCCACATCCCCACGGGCCTCATTGCCGGTATCCGCGCAGGTGCCCCCGCCGTCGGCCGCACCATGCGCAATCTCGTCTCGCTCCCCGCCGCCCCGCAGTTCGCCCCCGCCGCCGCAGCCCCGGCCGGCGCAGCGGGCGGCGGCTCGTGGGGGCCCGCGGTGCACATCGAGAACTGGCACGCAGGCCACGCGAGCCCCGACCAGACCGCCGCCGCGCTCGCGTGGCAGATGAAAGCAAGGGGGTAACCACCCATGACCACCAACACCCGCCCGGGGACCGTGCAGTTCGGCGAACTGCTGCTCGGCCCCGGCACCCCGTACGGCTGGAAGAAGCTCACCGGCTGGAACGAAATCCCGGCCATCGACTCGGGCAGCGTGCCGCGCCCGGCCGCGCACGGCGCCTACCCGGGCGCCCTGCTCGCGCAGGTCCGCACGATCACGCTCGACGAGATGATCGTGCGGGCCGAGCCCGGACGCATCGGCGCCACCGTCGCCACCCTCGAAGCAGCGACCCCCCTCATCGACGACGAGCAGCCCCTGCTCATCCACCTCGACGACCGCGGGCCGCTGCTCGTTCACGCGCGCGTGGTCCGCCGCGAGGTCCCCGTCGACCCGGCGTACGGGGTCGGCGTGGCGGTCGGCGGTGCGATCCAGTTCGAGGCGAGCGACCCGCGCCGCTACACCCCCACCGTGCAGCAGGCAGGCGTCGGGCTGCCCGAGCCGTGCCTGCCGTGGCACGCCGACCACGGTCACGGACCGCGCGGTATCCCGGCGTCGACCGGCGACGTCGTCGTGCACAACTTCGGCTCGGCGCCGGCGCATCCGGTCGTCGAGCTGTGGGGGCCCGTCGATACGCCGAGGCTGACCAACATCACGACCGGCGCGGTTCTGGAGTACGAGGCGATCCTCGACGCCGGCGAGCGGCTGACCATCGACACCTACTCGGGCACGGCCGTGCTCGACACCGGCGAGAGTCTGCTGAACGCCGCGAGCTTCGAGTCGTGGCCCGAGCCCGCGTTCATGCTCGGCTCCGGCCTCAACGATCTGACCTTCCGGGCCGCGCCGGACGCGCCCGCCGACCCGCGCGCCGCCGCCCTGCTGCGGTGGCGCTCGGCACACTGGTGAGGGGCGGGACCGTGGCGACGTCCACGTATCGCGTGCTGGTGTGTGATCTCCGCTCCGACCGGCTGCTCGATGTGCTGCCCCTGACCGGCGTATCGATCGAGGACTACATCGGCAAGGCGGGCAGCTTCCGGGGCACGGTGCCGATCCCGAACCGGGAGCTCGCCGACCGGGCGCGCGCCGCGATCGGCCCGGACCGCGTGGCCCGTACGGCGCTATGGGTGGAGCGTGACCGGCGGATCTGGTGGGGCGGCGTGCTCTGGTTGGTCAACCCACAGAGCGACGAGCGCGGACGCCTCGCCGTCGAGGTGCAGGGCGGCACGTTCGACACCTACCTCGACCACCGCATCTTGCGCACCACGCACGAGGCGACGCGCACCGATCAGTTCGACATCGCGCGGGACCTCGTCGACTACGCGCAGCAGCAGCCCGGCGGCGACATCGGGATCCGGTACGGCACCGACACGTCGGGGGTACTGCGGTCGCGTACGTTCGCCGCATCGGATCAGCCGACGATCCGGGATCTGCTCGACAAGCTCAGCACGGCCGAGGGCGGGTTCGAGTGGCGCATCCGGTGCTTCCGCGACCCGGAGTCCGGGGAGCGCGTGAAGCAGCTCGACCTCGGGCACCCGCGCATCGTCCGCGGCGACGACGTCGTGCTCACCCATCCCGGCCACATCCTCAACTACGCGTGGCCGGCCGACGGTACGACCGTCGCGACGACGTGGCAGGCCCGGGGCGCGACCAACAACCGCAACCAGGCCGCCGCGTCGAAACCGCTGTTGTCCGAGCTGCTCGTCGACGAGCAGGCCCTCGCCGCCGGGTGGCCGCGCCTCGACGGCACCAGCGATCACCAGTCCATCGACGACCCCGAGCAGCTCGCCGAGCACGCCCGCGCCGAAGCTGCCGCCGCCCGCCGGCCCGCGGTCATCCCCGAAATCACCGTGCATCTCGATTCGCAGATCAGCCCTGACCTGCTCGGCCGGTACGTCCGGCTGCGGGTGCGCGATCTGTGGTTCGCCGATGGCCTCGACGTGCGGCACCGCGTCGTCGGCATCGCCGTCACGCCCCCGGAGCGGGGCGCTGGCGAGTCCGTGAAACTCACCCTCGAAACCCCGGAGAACCCCAATGGCAACAGTGCGTAACGATCTGCTCGACCGAATCCGTGCCATCGAGCGGCAGGTGAAGGAACTCGCCGGCCGCTCGCAGTCCCGCCCGCCGCTCGACCAGATCCGCGACGGCGACGTGCGGATCTCCGAGGGCGGGCAGCTCGCCGTCGTGCCCCCGAAGGAAGAGTTCGCAACGTTCGTCGTGGGGGAGTGGCCCGGTGGTTCGTACGGCCTGGTCGCCCGCCGCATGGATGGCAGCTACGCGCTGACCGTCGAGGGCGAGAAGGCCGACCGCGGCACGGTGCGAATGTGGAGCCGCGCCACCGATGCGCCCGACCGCATCCTCGTCATGGACGACAAGCACAGCCCCCGGCACCTGGGCCGGCCGTGGCTGCCGCTCCAACTCCACCCGACCGCCAACCAGTCCACCGGCGCGACCGGGTGGCAGCACGCATGGGTCGGCATCACCCCCGTGCACAACCCGGTCGCGCACATCGAGGTCACCAGCTACGCCGAGGCCGGCGGGCGCGTCCGCGTCCGGATGCGGGCCGAAGGCGGTACCGCGTTCACCGCGGACGAGTGGGAGGTGCCCGAGGGCGAGTGGACCGCCCACACCGTCGAGCAGCCCCTCGACCGCTCCGGATTCCTCGACGACTACGCGATACAGGTCGAGCACTACACGCACAACGCCCGGAAGCCGATCGAAACGCGGCTGCTGTCGGCGTACAGCCGCAACACGTACTCGGCCGAGGAGACGCCGGAAGCCCCGGCCGGGCAGGACGGGGACACCGGCCGCCCCGATCCGACGCTGCCCGTCGAGACCGACGACGGTGACCAAGCCAAGGGCGGCGTCGAATGAGCGCCGGGCCGCTGGAGAGGGGGCGCTCGTGTCGGCACCCATAGGCGCCGCCGCCCTGGTCGCCGCGCTCAAGGCCGAGGGCGTCAAGGTCAAGGGTGTGCGCTCGTGGCGCAGCCACAACCGCAACGCCCGCGGTCCGTGGGGGCCGGTGAACGGGGTCATGGTGCACCACACGGTCACCAGCGGCGCCGCGCAGACCGTCGATCTCATCTACCGCGGCCGGTCCGATCTGCCGGGGCCGCTCGCTCACGCGGCGATCACCAAGGACGGGACGGTTCATCTCACCGGGCACGGCCGCGCGAACCATGCCGGGCTCGGCGACCGCGACGTGCTCGCCGCCGTCATCGACGAACGCACGCTCCCGGCACCGAACGGGCAGGACGTCGACGGGAACCCGCACTTCTACGGGTTCGAGTGTGAGAACCGCGGGGACGGCCGCGACCCGTGGCCCGAGGCGCAGCTCGACGCGATCGAGCGGGTGGCGGCGGCGCTGTGCCGCCACCACGGATGGCACGCCGCCTCGGTGATCGGCCACCGCGAGTGGACGAACCAGAAGACGGACCCCCGAGGGTTCGCCATGGACGAGATGCGCCGGCGGGTCGCCGCACGCCTCAAGCACCCGCCCGGCCAGCAGCCACAGAAGCCGAAGAAGCCGCACAAGAAGCCGCCCCGACACAAGCCACCGAAGAAGCCGACCCCGGCACCGACACCTCACCCGCCGCAGAAGGGACAGCCCATGTCGGACGCCGCCCGGCGCACCGTACGGACCATCGTGCAGACCACACTCAGCCTCGCCGCCTCCCTCCCGATCCTCGTCGACGCCGCCGACGTCCCCCACACCGCGGCCGGCGTCGGAACAGCCCTCGCCGTCGCCGCGGCGGCGACCCGGATCATGCAGAACGACCAGGTGCAGAAGCTGCTCCCGAAGTGGCTGCGCAGCGCCGTACCGGCCCCCACGCAGGAACCGGACCCAGACCCGGCCACAGGCGGGGGCGCGGTGTGACGCCGCCCGACCCGAACGACGTCGTACTCGAACTCTTCCGCTGAACAACACAGCGCCCCCTGTCGGCCTTCGGGCCGGCAGGGGGCGCTGTCTGCGTTAACGCGGTAGCGCGCGACAGAGCAACCCCAGCACGACGAAACGCGTCCGGTGCAGGGGCGTGCCTTGACCGTAGGTATTGCTGACGGGGTCGAGTAGCTCTACAGCTTCTCGAAATGGTTGTTCACCACGCCGGCGATGAACGCCTGCCACCCCTCAGCAGAGCTGGTCAGCACCGGACCCGCATCCTGCTTGCTGTCCCGCAGACCAACTGCTGTCCCGAGGTCGGCCACCTCGACACAGTTGCCGTTGCCGTTGCTGTAGCTCGACTTGAACCACGCTGCGCGTGTCAGATCAACCCTGTTCATGACTCCCTGCCAATTCGGAGATCAGACGCCGTGACGCCTGCTCATCGAGCGATGTTTCCCAGATCCCCTGGAAAGCCATGTCGTACTGTTCGACTTCCTTCGGCTTGTCCAAGTACAGGCCCCCGGTGTAGCCATCGGCGTAGACCGTTGGCGGCTCCGAGTCGATCCCGTCGCCGTTGAGCGGAAAGCGCAGGATGACGAACGGGCCGGTCACGACACCGTCGTGCATACCAGCAGCGAACGGAACAACGCGAATCGAAACGTTCGGCAGCTCGGACACCTCGACGAGGTGCTCAAGCTGTTCCGCCATGACGTCACGGCCACCGATGGGTCGGCGCAGGACGGCCTCGCTCAGCACGACCCGCAGCGTCGGCGGATCGGTTACGCGCGTGAGGAGAGTCTGACGCTCGATCCGCAGGCGCACCCGTCCATCGAGGTCTTCCTCATCAATGCCACGAACATGAGTCCGCGTGACTTCCCGGGCGTAGCCCTCCGTCTGGAGCAGCCCCGGAACCACGTCGCTCTCATACGAGGAAAGACTCGACGCGGCTTCTTCCAGACCGACATAGATGTCGAAACCCTCGGGAATGACATCGCCGTACGCGTGCCACCAACCGCGGGCCTTGGTTTCCTTCGCGAGGCCCATCAGCGCCTCAGTCAAGCCAGTGGGCGCGCCGTAGACGAAGCACATCGCTTGGACGTCAAGACTTCGTAGCGGAGTCTGGCCCGTTTCGATACGCCAGATCTTGGCCTCGGACCACTCCAGCTTCTTCGCCGCAGCACGGACTGTGAGACGAGCACGGTTCCGCAGGTCGCGCAGGTTCCTACCCAACTGCCGACGCGGAACGGTCGACCCCGTCGTTCCCTCTGCCATTCTCCACCCCTTCTACATGCCCCAGTATGACGGACCCATGTCGATCACGATGAAAGCAGTCGCGCCCCCGCCATGCAATGCAAGTCACCAGTTCGACTACCTACTCACGAACCATCGCCATGAAGTCTTGCATGAAGGGTCATCGCCGGGCACTCTGTAGACCCGCAACCGCTTGATGCCAACTCCGGTCGGATCAAGCGGTATTGGCGGGTCATCAGCTCTGCGCTACGGAGGGGCAGACACGTGCCTGGACAGGAAGAGCAGGAACAGCAACCCGACCTGAAGTCGTCCGACGAGCAGAACGATTCCGACCAACTCCACGCAGAAATTGCCCGGTTGGAAGGTGCGATCGCGGCGCACTGGGCGCTCCTCGGCAAGAAGACCTAGTTGCCGAGCTGATGTCCCGTCGCGCAGAAGCCCGCGCGCGGAACCGCCCCACCAACCATCGGAGTTGCATGTGCCGCACACGGCCAGCCCCACGAAGCACGACGCCGGTAGGGCCCCCACCGGCGAGGTAGAGCGCTCACGTCGCTTCAGGTTCGTTCGTGACCTCTTCCCCACCACCGAGCCGCCCGCGTACGCGATGCAGTGCTACACGTGCGAGGAGATGAGCGGCTTTTGCTCTGACGGTTCGGTAGGGGGGGCATGGGCACTCGGCCACCTTCAGGAGAGAGAGCACTTCAAGTTCCGGCTGGTGCACACGGTGCCCGTTGTGGCCGCGCTGGAGTCGCTGTGA